AAGCTAACAATGGACTGCCTGATCGAGCAAAAGTTATATTTACTAATACTGGGCGAGAGATGGAACAGACTTTGGATTTTGTTCAGGAATGTTCTGATAAATGGAATGTTCATATTACCTGGTTAGAATATGATTTAGTAAATGGTAAAGTTACTTACAAGGAAGTTAATCACGAAACAGCTAGTCGTAATGGTGAGCCTTTTGAAAAACTAATACAGTACAAAAAAGTTTTACCAAATGTCTTGATGAGATTTTGTACGATTGAATTAAAAATTAGAACAGCAAAAAGATATTTACGAAATCCACTTGAATTAGGTTGGAGAAATTGGGTTAATGCTGTTGGTATTAGATACGATGAGCCAACAAGACTAAATACCAAACAAAAAAAAGATGTGTTTACCAGGTGGTTTCCATTAGGAGAAAACAAAGTAACTGCACAAATGATCGATGATTTTTGGGCAAAAAAAAATTTTAAATTAAATTTACCAGTTGTTAGAAACAAAACTATGTATGGAAATTGTGACGGCTGTTTTTTGAAATCTGAAGATCAGTTAGCTATGTTGTGCAAAGAGTTTCCTGAAAAGTTTGAGTGGTGGTTAGACTTAGAAAACAAACATAAACATCGTGGTGACTATGGTTTTTTTAACCATGATAGAAAAATGCATTTACTCAAAGATAATGTAGAAAGACAAAGTGATTGGGTATTTGATCAACAAGGATATTTTTGCCAAGCAAACTTAGGAGAATGTACTGGATGACAGAAAAACCTGATAAATTAAATTTAGATTTTAGTACCTCACCTACTGTTTGGAAGTTCTTAAAGGATGATAGCTTTGTTAGAGGATTGATTGGTCCGGTGGGATCAGGTAAGTCGTATGCTAGTTGTGCTGAGGTATTTAAACGGGCTGTACAGCAGAAGCCGTCACCCAGGGATGGTGTAAGATATTCAAGGTTTGTTGTTGTTAGAAACAGCTATCCTATGCTCAAAACCACTACGATAAAAACCTGGTTAGAATTGTTTCCTGAGAATATTTGGGGTGGCCTTCACTGGTCACCACCGATCAAACATCATCTAAAACTACCAGCCAGGGGCAATGCATCCGGTATAGATTGTGAAGTAATATTCCTGGCATTAGATCAGCCCAAGGATACCAGGAAGCTGTTATCTCTTGAACTGACCGGGGCATTCGTAAATGAAGCACGGGAGTTGCCAAAAGCTGTTATTGATGGATTGTCTCATAGGGTGGGAAGATATCCTTCTATGGCTGATGGTGGATGTACCTGGCGAGGAATATGGATGGACAGCAACCCATGTGATGATGATCACTGGATGTATAAATTAGCTGAGAAAGAAAAACCTAAAGGCAAGTTTGCCTGGAAGTTTTACCGGCAACCAGGTGGTGTTTTAGAAGTGCCATTGAAAGATGTACCAAAAGAAATACCTGAAGCCCAGGGTTATATATCGGCTGGTGGTCGCTGGTTTAAAACAAATCCAAAGGCTGAGAACTTACATAATCTACCTAATGGATATTATGATCAGTTGCTTGGTGGTAAAAATTTAGACTGGGTAAGATGCTATGCTGAAGGCAAGTATACTTACGTTCAGGAAGGAAGGCCGGTATGGCCTGAATATGATGACAGCACAATGTCTGCTGATCTAGAGGTCGATGAGAATATACCAGTACAAGTAGGACTGGACTTTGGACTTACTCCCTCGGCTGTCTTTGCTCAGAAAATGCCAAATGGAGCATGGCATGTCTTACATGAGATTGTAACTTTTGACATGGGCCTGGATAGATTTGTGAATCTGTTGAAGTCAGAAATGGCAATCAGGTTTCCAAAAAATAATGAGTTTATGGTTTGGGGTGATCCGGCTGGTGCTTCAAGAGAAGGTATCTATGAGCAGACATCTTTTGAGTTTCTAAAAACACATGGGATACTGGCCAGGCCAACTGCCACTAATGATTTTAAAGTTAGACGAGAAGCAGTCGCTATGCCGATGAATAGACTGATACAAGGCAAGCCTGGTTTCCTAGTCAATAGAAAATGTCTTAGACTAAGAAAGTCACTATCCGGTGGCTATCACTTTACCAGGGTAGCTGTAGGGGCTGGTCAGGAAAGATTCAGAGATAAACCAAATAAAAATGAACATTCCCATGTTGGCGATAGTGTTGGTTATTGTCTGCTGGGTGGTGGTGAGATGAGAAGAATGACTAGAGGTAATAAATCATACAGCCAACCATTTGTAGCCAAAACCGACTTCAACGTATTTGCATAGGTGATTTATGTTTACATCAGAAGAATTAATGGAAGTTATGAAGATAGATGGTATCTATCTCAGGATAGTTCCCTTTCATCCAAGACACATGCATATGACTGAGTTCCGAGATGTTGATCAGGAAATTATAGAAGGCTATGGAAGGCCACATATAGAAGATTATTCAGTCGATGGTTTAGGATATACAGTGATCTATAAAGGCCAGGTGTATGCAATCTTTGGTATCTATCCCTTATGGAAAGGTGTAGCCGAAGCCTGGATGCTTCCCTCAAAAAATTTAACAGATATAAAACTTACTTTTCATAAAGGTGCTTTGAGGTTTTTTCGCTATGCACCAGCTAAATTAAAGCTTCATAGACTTCAGACCTATGTTAGGACTACAAATTACCGAGCAATAAAATGGATGGAAGCATGTTACTTTCATAGAGAGGGATTATTGAAAAGATATGGCCCTGATATCAAAGACTATTATGCTTATGGGAGATTATACGAATGAGTGCAGTTACTAGACCAATAGGAAGAGCATTAGGTTTATCTAGAACACCAGCCCCACCAGGGCCATCTGAAGAAGAGCTTGATAGAGTTTCAGAAAGAGAAAGACGAGCAGACGAAACTGAGAGAGATGAGAGAACAAAATTAGCATCTCAAAGGATAGCCAGGCGAAGAGGTAGCCGAAGAAACATGTTGATGTCAGACATGAGAGATAATCCAACAGTCGGTGTAGAAGCTCCTCAAAGAACATTAGGACCAGGTAGAAATCCAAGAGCATGAGATCATATCCTCGCAATCCTAGAAAGTTTGAAAAGCAACTACCTATATGCCCTATCTGCAAAGTTGCTATGGCCAAGGTTGAAGAAGGTGATGAGGTAGAGTTTCAATGTCCAGCTTGTAAGTTAAAAACAGATGGTAGCTAAAAAATATCAAAATCCAAAAGGTGGGCTGAATGAAGCTGGTAGAAAGTTTTTTAAAAAAACAGAAGGAGCAAATCTAAAACCACCTTTGAGTAAAGGAACTAACCCAAGAAGAATATCTTTTGCTTCTAGGTTTGCTGGCATGAAAGGTCCAATGAAGGATGAAAAAGGAAGGCCTACAAGAAAGGCTCTAGCCTTAAAAAGATGGGGATTTAGATCGGAAGAAAGTGCGAGAAACTTTTCGAAAAGGCATAAAAAAACATGACAAAATTAAATCCAAAAGACCTTAAAAAAAGATATGAACAAGCTGATCGTCAGAAAGCTCACTGGAGATCAATATACGAAGATGCCTACAGATATGCCCTACCCGATAGAAACCTATACGATGGATACTATGAAGGCAATGTTCCTGGACAAGATAAAATGTCTAGAGTGTTTGATTCAACAGCAATTCAGTCTACACAAAAGTTTGCTAACCGAATACAATCAGGTCTGTTTCCTCCCCAGCAATCTTGGTGTAGACTGACCCCAGGAGAAGAAATACCTGAAGAACGACAGATAGAAGTTCAACAAATCCTAGATAAATATTCAGAGCAGATGTTCTCAGTCATGAGACAATCTAGGTTTGATATGGCTATGGGTGAGTTTCTTATGGAACTGGCTATAGGAACTGCTGTTTTACTTATTCAGCCCGGAGATGATGTTGAGCCTATAAGATATACTGCAATCCCTACATTTTTGATTTCATTCGATGAAGGTCCAAGAGGTAATGTTGAGAGGATTTACAGAAGGTTAAAGAGACCTTTTGAAGTTTTAGACCAAGAATTTCCTGATATTAAAATCCCACCAGCTATGAAAAGCAGATACGAACAAGACCCAACTGAAATGGTCGAGATGATTGAAGGAACATACTACGATAAAACAAGTGGCAAGATACATTATCAGATTATCTCACAAAGTGGAGATGAAGAGCTTGTATATCGAGAACTTAATAGTTTCCCCTGGGTAGTCTCACGATACATGAAAACTGCTGGTGAAAGATATGGAAGAGGTCCGGTACTAACTGCCCTACCTGACATCCGGTCACTCAATAAAGTTAAAGAATTATCTTTGAAGAATGCTAGTTTATCTATCGGTGGTGTTTTTACTGCAACTGATGATGGTGTTCTCAATCCTAATACAGTTCGTATCGTGCCAGGAGCAATCATACCAGTAGCTAGAAATGGTGGTCCAGCCGGAGCATCTTTGACACCTCTACCAAGAAGTGGTGATGCTAGTCTTACTCAGTTTACCAGTAATGATCTTATATCATCCATCAAGACAATTATGCTGGATGAAAGTCTGCCACCGGATAATATGTCAGCCAGATCAGCAACAGAAGTTCAGGAACGTATCAAACAGTTATCGCAGAACCTGGGATCAGCATTTGGAAGATTGATATCTGAAACTATGTATCCGATTGTTAGGCGAACTCTAGAGGTTATGAATGATCTAGGAATGATAGAACTGCCTTTGAAGGTCAATGGACTGCAAGTCAAAATCACCCCTACTGCTCCCCTTGCTATGGCTCAGAACATGGAAAGAGTAAACGAAGTTATGAACTTTATGAGAATAACTCAAAGCTTAGGACCACAAGGACAGTTATATTTAAATCAAGAAAAAGCTATGGACTTTATAGCTGACAATCTTGGTATACCGGCAAGCTTGAGAACTACACCTCAAGAACGTCAGGCACTAATAGAACAAGCTACACAAATAGCACAACAACAAGGAATGTTAGATGGATCAGAACCAGGCACAGAAGATCAGATACCTCAACAGCAATAATGGCTGGGATGGGATTGATGATCCCGAAATGGTTTTTAGCAATGAACCTAGTGAAATAGATAAAGTTTACATGAGAGTGTTTTCATCAGAAGAAGGTCAAAAAGTATTGAATCATTTACGTTCAATTACCATAGATCAACCGGCCTGGACACCTGGCAGCGATGCTTCTTTTGGATATTCAAGAGAGGGGCAAAACTCGATTGTAAGAGAAATTATTCAACGTATGAGGAGATGCAATAATGAATGATGAAAAAGATGTAGCTCAAGAAACTACTCAGGAGCAAGCTACTGGCCTTATGGCAGAAGAAGCTCAGAACATAGAAAGCGAGGACAACAATGTCGAAGAAGAAGGAATCTCTCACATCCAAAATGAAGAAGCTGGAGCAGAAGAGGAACTTGGAGAAGGCGAAGTCTATGAAAGGCCGGACTGGTTTCCCGAAAAATTTTGGGATGAAAAAGATGGTCCAAACATTGAGAACATGGCTAAAAGCATTAATCACCTGGAGAAGAAGTTAGGTGAGACAGCACCGGATGAATATGATTTATCTGAGGTACAAGTTGATCCAAATGACGAAGTAGTCAAAGCTGTTCTAGAGTTTGGCAAAGAAAAACAATTATCAAATAAATCTATTACTGGATTAATCAATAAAGTGATTGAGGTCACTGGTGGTATAGAGCAAGAAGCTGAGTTTGATGTACAAAAAGAAAGAGAAAAGATAGGACCGAATGCTTCTGAGATTATCCAATCAAATGTACGTTGGAATCAAAAGATGCTAAATGATGGTACATTCAACCAATCTGATTATCAAGAAATAGAAATGCTTGGTGGTACTGCTGAAGGCATAAGAGTTATTCAAAAGCTTAGAGGTATGATTGGAGAACAAGAAATACCTACAATCTCAATACCAGGCGATAAACCTGACAAAGATGAGTTGCGAGCTATGGTAGCTGATCCTAGATATCAAACTGATCCAGTGTACAGAAAAGGTGTTGAGAGAAAGTTCAATGAAGCTTATGGCACATAATATTTCTGTATAAATACTAGATATGTATTCTAGGCTTTACAAACTACTATATCTTGGTGTATCGTCTAATTAGATCGATAACTCTCGTCAGCCGATCATACTTGTAAAAAGTTGAGGTCGGATTTTCCGGTAACCAAAACGATGTAATAATTTAACTATGGAGAAGCTTTATGGCTACAACACTAAGTCCAGCATTTGTGACTTTATTTGAAGCCGAGGTTCATCAAG